CCGTGATTGGTTACCACTTCATTCAGAACGCTGTCGGCTACCTCGTCTACCTTTTGTTCAATCGCTTCGGAAACATCTTCAGTGTACTCTTGTACGGATCTTGTGATCTCATCAGCTAGATTGTCGATACTTATACTAGCCATCAGCAGCCACCTTCTCACAGGTCAGTTCCAACTCTTCGAAGTTGACCGAATAGGTTTTGATGACTCGATATTTAACACCTTCAAATCGAACCAATTTTTGACCGCTGTACTCATAACCATGAATAGGGAATACAAGTTCAGGTCGCAATCCTGTGACAGCGGCATTATAAAACTCCGACCTTCCCACGGATTTTAAGCCGCAGAAGATCGGAGTCTCTATTGGATCTGTTTCAATTTGGTTGCCTACTTCATCTTCAACAATCTGTCCTGGAGTAATCAGTATTAATTCATGGTCATAGCTCATGTCTGAGCACCCACATGAACAATTAGATTGTGTAGTCTGTATTGAAGATGACGCGGCATGGATAAGGGGTTGCCCGTGAAAGTTGTTTCACTATTCCCAACGCTTTGATACCGCCATGTCGCGTAATCACAAACAAAAAGAAGATGATAGTCGTTAGCGCCATCCAGCGTTAACCCCTTTTCATCTTCTAGTTCTTTCATTACTCCTTTTGCGATTGCGGTAAGGTAGGTATCGCGGACGGTTGACCTGATGCCAAGGCGATCCTTCACTAGGGCTACAACCTGAGTTACATCCATCAGGTTTCGCCTTCTTCCTCAATCAACGGCTCGCCTCGTAAATTATCACTACCAGAGAGTTCGTCGATTCTTTCTTTTTTCCCCTTACCCTTACGGGGGTATTTGTCCCCCGCGCGGTAAATATGGTTTTCATCTTGTAAGTCTTTAAAGTCCTTAGTGACTAAGTAAGGCATCTATATCACCCTTTCGTTATTAAGCTCCGTCCGGTGTGTCTTTGATTGTGATGACAACAAAGTAGTCATTGTAGATTGGCTTACCGTCATAACGTGCCGTACCTTTAAATACTGTTTGATCCTCGATAAATCGCACATCAGTGGATACGGACAATTGCACTCCGCGCCGCTCGCCCAGTAGGTACTTTTTAAAGTCGCCCATAACAATCTTATCTACGGGTGCGTACTGGCTAAATACAACCCGTGTACCGTCTGGCAGACGTGGCGATTGTGCCGTTTGAACCACCAAACGACCGTCCGCGGTAGGCAAAAATGTTTGTGGGGCAATCCGCGAATAGTAGGTGGACCGCTTCATAACTGCGATAACCTCGCCAACTGGTACGCCATCCTCACCGTCATCAATCAGGGCCATATTGCCTACAATGTCGCCGAGTTTTCCATCACTGTCCACGTTTCTTTCTATCATACTGTTAAGCGCGGTGATAATGCCGAGCGGCTGTTTTCCAGTTGTGCCTGTCCCAATCAAGATTGCTTTATCAAGAGCCTTTGCAATAGCCATCGCCAAACGAGTCTCGATAAAGTTTGCCAGGTTGATCATGGCATCTTCAAGGAGAGCGTTACATACCGGGATAAAGCCCCCGACCTTCCAACCGTCAAGTTAAGTTTGGCTAAAGCCAGAAGCCAGCTCCTGAACCGGATCGCACATTTCAGTCCAGATCGCTTCCGGGATGGCTCCGTCCATGATAATACGCGCTGTGCCGCTAAGTTGCTCAACGGTAACCTCGCGGTAAAGCGTGGAATAGTCACCAAGGCGCTGTTGGATCATGTTGATTACAGATTCCGGAATCACGATATCAGTTCCAGATAATGACCGCTTGTCTTGTACTGCCTTGCTTACTGTGGCGTAAAACTCGCGTACCTCAGGCTGGTTCAAACGCTCCAGCATTTGTGTTCTTGTTTCATACTTATTTTCTCTCATTCTTGTTTCGCCCCCTTGGGATTGTGGTTTTTGTCTTTCTTCACCTGTTGGTGTTGGTGTCGGATTGTTAGTCGGCGACTTGCTGTTGAGTTGTTCTAACTCACCTTCCAACTCTGCAATCTCGCCCTCCAAAGTTACTTTCTTTTGATCATGCTCTGACTTCTCGGTATCCAAAGTAGATATGCCTTCATCCACAGCCGCAATTTCTTCATCTGTTTTAGCTTCTTCGATGGCTGCCTCCAGCTCTGTCGATCTAGTTTTAAAACCTTCCTCTTGCCCCAACAATTCAGTAAGCAGTGATTTTCTTTGCTCAATCTTTTTAGCTAACATAATTTGTCTTAATGCCATTTAGGTAACCTCGCTTTCATTTGTTGTTTTCGTTGCTGTAGTTGCCGTTCTTGATGCTGGGCAACTTCAGCTTGCCTTGCTTGTACTCCGGTATCCGCATAAGCCGGGAATGTACATACAGAAACTTCATGTAAATCAACCTCGCGGATTGTCCATTTAACCGTTCCGTCATCTCGGTAGTCGGTGTCCTCTTTAGTGATATTAAAACCGAAGGAACATTGGTCAACATCACCGCGCTTTACACGCTCGTACAAGTTCACAGCGTCGCTGTCATTTGGGTTTACTTTCACCCGCCCCCACAGACCGTGAGAATCAGCTTTCAATTCCAATGTCCCTGATTTATTGCGACCCAGCACAAACATAGTGTCGTGGTTGATTAAAGCCCTCACATCGTTACCTAAGGTTCCATTGAAAGCCTCAGACGCGATCTCCTCATAGGCTCCACGCCAAAGTTCTGTTTCTCGGTTGAACACAGCAAAATAACCCTCTATGAACATTTCAGTTCCTTCGGGTTCAGATCGCGTCTTAAGCTCTGTTTGGAGGCTGCGCGTTTGTTGTTTATCTCTACTCAGTTGTATCACCCCCTTGATTTAGTTTCTTTTGATCACCGATCATGCCAGCGGGAATGTAGTTTTCCAGAATGACACGTTCAGACAATCCCGGTAGAGGTGACAGCCCGATCCAGTCACGAACCTCATTACCCGTCATCACTCCGCGTACATACATATTGCCGCCTACCTCGGCAAGTTCTTTTGTGTCGTAAGCAAACAAGCTACGGGGATTAAGCTTCCAATAGAGATCAGGAGCAAATAAAAGCCCCCTCGTTAATACCTGTTCAACCACTTTTGCAATTGGCATTAAACCTGAATTAATAAAGGCGTTGAATTCATCCTTTTTGAACTCACCAACACCAACAAAAAAAGCCGGAACCCCAATGATTCCCGCCACTGTCCGTTTATCCAGTTGTACCGCGTCATTGATCGCCAGATCATTCAATGATAACGGCTTGATTTGATCCACCTTAATAAACTCAGCAGGGACAATCCAAGGTTTACCACCTTCTGTTTCGGAAATGTACTTTTCA